AGACCCAGCAATCGCTAACATCATTGCATACAACCTAGCCGATTCTATCGACGTAGTTGCAATGAACACACTACGCTCAGGTTCAAACAACATCTACGCAGGTAACGCAACAGCAGTTGCTAACGTAGATGCAGCTGACACAATTGACTCAGCAGACATCCGTAAGGCTGTTGCTAAGCTACGCGCTAACAAGGCTAAGGGCCGTCGCGGAGCATCATACTGGGTTGGTATCCACCCAGAAGTTTCACACGACCTTCGTGCAGAGACAGGCGACCTCGGATGGCGCTACCCACAGTCACAGTCAGCAGAGAATGCTTCTAAGGTCTGGGCTGGAGAAATCGGTGAATACGAAGGCGCATTCTTCGTAGAGTCATCACGTTTGTACAATGCTAAGTCAGGTGCAGACCAGACAGCATTGACAACAACAGCAGTAACAGTTGCAGGAGTTTCAGCAGGATTCACATTCGGCGTTGCTTCATCATCTGTTATCGCATCACGCGCTGAAGTTGGCGACAAGATTGCAGGAACAGGCATCGGAACAGGTGCTAAGATTACTGCTCTTTCAACATCAGGCTCAACAACAACAATTACTGTAGACGTTGCTAACTCAGCAGCAGTTACAGCAACAACAACTGTAACAGTTACACCAGTAACACGTGTCTTCGACACAATCGTTGCAGGTTCACAAGCAATGGCAGAAGCCGTAGCTGAAGAGCCACACGTAGTTATCGGTAACGTAACTGATAAGTTGATGCGCTTCCGCCCAATGGGTTGGTACGGCGTACTTGGCTTCGCAGTATACCGTGATGAGGCACTATACCGCATCACATCTGGTTCATCAATCGCTGCTCTCTAGTAGTTAATTGACTGCTAGGCAGGGGAAACCCTGCCTGGTGGTGAGTCCACTAAAGGAGGAGTCATGACAGATTACATCTTCGAGACACCAACTGTCGACGAAGGATTTGAAGGAGTTCAACGACTCTTTACATTCTATAAGTTAACACGTGGCATCAGTATTATCAGAGTTAATGGAACTTACCGTCAGGTTCGTTATCCATACGATGGTGACTTAGACACTTACCAGGAAGTATATCTTGGTGGTAGCAAGTACACCGTAGATGACGCAACAAAAGCAGCACTTATTGCTGGTGGCGTTGGGGTAACGGAAGCAAACTTTACAGCAATATAGGGGACATATGGGACACGAACACGCAAGTAAGGTTCTTGAGTGGGGATATAAGTTAGTAGATGGAGACATGATTCCATACTCAGCATTGTACGGGTGTGTATATTGTGATGCTACATCAACTGAACCATTTCCTGACGAGAACGATATCTTTATAGACCACACCAAGTGTGGACCTGATTGCTTTGGTTGTAAAGCCAGAGGACTTCAGATGAATACTGGCGATGCTAATAGTCAGCGAAATGCTCCACGTAAGCGTTTCGAAAGTGAACTATCTGCATATGCTAACGCGAAGGCACAAGGCATTCAACCTGGTGGTACTTCGATGGAAAAGATTCGTGAGGCAGAAGCAGCCTCCGAAGTATTGAATAAGCCATACAATGCTAATTCAATGCCAGATGCAAAGAACATAAACCAATCAACCGCAGCGGTAATGAAAGAGATAGGACAAGTATAATGCCAAAAGTAGGAATGAAGGAATTCGCATACACAGCAAAAGGAATGGCAATGGCTAAGGCTGAGGCTAAGAAAACTGGCAAGCCAATGAAGAAGGCTGCTAAGAAAGTTGCTAAGAAGATGGTTATGAAGAAGATGGGCAAGAAGAAGTAAATGGCTTCTCCAAAACCAAAAGTAACTCCAAAGCCTAAACCAAAGGCTTCACCGCAGGCCACTAAAAAGTCTGAGGTTATTGTTACAACTGGACGTGGCTCAACTATTAAAATGGGTGACTTGGGCAGGGTAACACCTACGCCTACAGCAAAGCCTCGTATTGGTGTAATCAAGGAATACTCTCCTAAAGAATATCAAAAACTTCTTGAAGATATTGTAAAGCAAAATAAGAATCGATAGGAATTAAAATGGCAGACCCAAGACTAAAGCGAGCAGGAGTATCGGGCTTTAATAAGCCTAAGCGTACACCAAATCACCCAAAAAAGTCGCACGTTGTTGTGGCAAAAGAAGGAGACAAGGTCAAAACTATTCGCTTTGGTCAACAGGGTGTGACTGGCGATAGGCAGCCTACAAAGCGTCAAGCTTCTTTTAAGGCACGTCATGCAAAGAACATTGCCAAGGGCAAGATGTCTGCTGCATACTGGGCGGATAAAGTTAAATGGTAGCAAAGAAAAAGGCTAAGTCAAAAGTCAATGCTGCTGGCAACTATACCAAGCCTGGCATGCGTGCTTCATTGTTTAAGAAGATTAAGGCTGGCTCTAAGGGTGGAGACCCTGGAGAATGGTCTGCTCGTAAAGCACAACTACTTGCTGTTCAGTATAAGAAGGCAGGCGGGGGCTACAAGTAATGGCACTTGCTAAGTCACAGCAGTCACTTAAGAAGTGGACTGCGCAAAAGTGGAAGACCTCTGATGGTAAGCCATCTAAAGGCAAGAAAAGATATTTACCAGAAGCAGCATGGGCTGCACTGAGTCCTGCAGAAAAAGCAGCAACCAATAAGGCCAAGGCTAAAGGTAATGCTAAAGGTAAGCAGTTTGTAAAACAACCAAAGTCAATAGCAAAGAAGGCTGCGAGGTTTAGATAATGGCAACAGGAGTAGCAGGTAGCACATTTGCTGACGAGTTAAATCGTCTTGCGAATGGTGGAACATACCCAACACCAGATGAGTACCAATCTGAGCAAGGTGCAGCAAATAACTATGCTGAGACTAGTGGCTTAGGTATCATAGCAGCACTAAACATTAAAGCCAGTGCAAACCGTCAGCCTAATAATTACAAGATGCTCAATGCTATCTGTAATGAACTAGCAGGAACTACTGGACTATCAGCCGTTGTTGCATTAAGGAGCATAGACCTATGACAACATTAGCACAGATGATTGATGAAGTCCTCATTAACCTTTCAGGTTATACTTACCAACAGGACCGCTCTACATATCTACGCACAGCAGTCACAACATTGACGTCTCCAAGCACCTCACCTACAATCCTATCTCTTGGAGATACGAGTAACGTAGGCAAGGGTATTCTTGAAGTTGACGAAGAACTTATGTGGGTTGACTCATTTGACCGTGTAGGTAACACAGCGACTGTATCACCTTACGGCCGTGGGTATCTAGGCACAGGTGCTGCTACACACGCAGCTGATGCTAAGGTTACTATCTCGCCTATCTTCCCACGCTATGTAATCAAGAAGGCAATCAACGATACTATCCGTGCGATGGGTGCTAGCCTGCTTGCTGTCAAGCAAACAACATTTACTTTCAATGCAGCGATTAACACTTACGAGTTTGAAGATTTAGGTATTGAGAATATTCTAACTATGTCTTGGCAGGACACAGGTCCTTCTAAGGAATGGATTCGTATTCGTCGATGGGACTTTGACCCATTCGCAGATGTAACTACTTGGGGTGCAAACTCACAGACTGTAACCATCTATGACTTTATAACACCAGGACGTACAGTAAAGGTGATGTATGCCACACCTCCATCTGCAATGGAAAACAGTGGAGATGTGTTTACAACCACTACTGGATTCTCTGAATCAGCTCGTGACATTGTAATCCTTGGTGCATCATATAGATTATTGGCTTACCTTGACCCTGCTCGTGCAGGTCAGATTAGCCCACAGGCGGACGAAACAGATGGCAAGCGCCCATACGGTGCAAGCGCATCAGCAACAAAGCAACTCTTTGCTCTTTACTCACAACGTTTAAACGAAGAAGTATCAGCAATGCAAAGCCAATACCCGCCACGAATTCATTATACTCGATAGGAATATAAATGACAACACGCAATTACTCCTCTCGCTCGCAACAGACTACACTGACAAGTGCAGTTACTGCTGGCGCATCAACCATAGTTGTGCAGTCAGGTACTGCACTTCTTGGTGGTCAGTCGATTCCTGCGGGCACAACCTTTACGGTTGTTGTAGACCCAGATACAGCACTCGAAGAAATTTTAGATGCCACCGCGGTATCGACTAACACCTTTACGGTAACCCGTGCTATTGATGGCTCGTCAGCCCAGGCTCACTCGGCTGGTGCTGTTGTCCGTCACATGGCTATCGGTCGTGACTACCGTGAATCCAATGCCCATATCGAGGCTTCTACGGGCGTTCACGGCATCTCAAACTCTTCATCGGTTGTCGGAACTATCGACACCCAGACGCTGACTAATAAGACCCTTACAGCCCCTACTATTACTAACCCAAGCATCTCTGGTGCTGGTGTAGATGCAAGCATTGTCTTTGAAGGTGCAACACCAGATGCCTTTGAGACTACCCTTACAGTAGTAGACCCAACTCAAGATAACACAATTACCCTACCTAATACAACAGGTACAGTAGTAATTGCTAACGCAGTACAGACTCTTACTAACAAGACTATGGGCGATGCCCTTAATGCTGGTGGGTTCAAGATTACAAATCTTGCTACACCAACACTTGCAAGTGATGCAGTACGTAAAGACTTTGCAGATGCTCAGGTAGCAGCAGCAGCGACAAGCGCTGCAAGTGCTGCCACATCTGCTGCTTCTGCTGCAACATCAGCATCTTCTGCGTTAACCTCTGCTAACTCAGCAAGCGCTTCTCAGACTGCAGCAGCAACATCTGCTGCTAGTGCAGCAACTTCTGCTTCAACTATGGCAGCAAGTGTCACCGCTGCTCAATCTTCTGCAACTGCTGCAGCAAGCAGTGCAACTGCTGCTGCTACAAGCGCAACAAGTGCAGCCGCTAGCGCAACTGCAGCGGCTACTTCGGCAACGAGTGCAGCGGCATCTGCCACGGCAGCGGCTACATCAGCCACATCTGCTGCAGCAAGTGCTACTGCCTCTGCCAATAGTGCAACAGCATCAGCATCATCTGCAACAGCATCTGCTACTTCTGCTACAGCATCTGCATCATCTGCTTCTGCTGCAGCCACATCTGCCTCATCTGCTTCAACCAGTCAGACTGCTGCAGCAACAAGTGCTACAAGCGCCGCTGCTTCCGCAACGGCTGCTACTACAAGTGCAACATCTGCTGCAGCATCTGCTACCGCTGCTGCAACTTCTGCAACTTCGGCTGCTGCCTCAGCAACTGCTGCTGCAGGATATGTAGTACCCTCTCAAACTGGTAATGCTGGTAAGTTCCTAGCAACTGATGGTTCTGCAGTATCCTGGGAAAACAGCGCAACATCATTTGTTCCAACATCTGCAACAGTGCCAACAAACGGTATGTATTTATCGGCTGCAAACACTATCGGATTTGCAACAGCAAGCACAAACAGATTGACTTTAGGTCAAACAGTTTTAACAGCGACATTTGGCACATACAATCTTGGAAATGCTACAACAGGCACAGTCGGTATTGAATTAGGCGCAGGGCGTACTGTAGACGGAATCACTTACATTGATTTAATCGGTGACACGACTTATACCGATTACGGATTAAGAATTCTTCGTTCTTCAGGTGCAAACGGAAGCACGTCACTAACAACTCGTGGTACTGGTAACTTTTCAATTATCGCACAAGATGCTGGTGCGTTACAATTTTTAACTACCAACACAACCCGTATGGCAATTGATGCTTCTGGAAAAATATCAATGGGTAGCGGTACTACAAACTCTGGAATAAGTCTTATAATTTCAACCAGTTCAACTGGTCAATCTTCTTATAATGGAGTTTACGTTAATACTGGTATAACAGCAGATACAACAAGTCAGTATCGTGGTTTTATGAGCGTTCCTGCTACTGTAGCAACAGCATTTACTTTAGGTATTCTTCGTCACTTCTTTGCAAATGGAGTAACAGTTGGTGCAGGTTCAACGGTATCAAGTCAAGTTGGTTACTATGTTGAATCAAATATGACTGGAGCAACTGCTAACTATGGTTTTCAATCTACTATTGCTGCTTCAGGCTCTGCTAACTATAACTTCTATGCTCTTGGTACAGCACCTAACTACTTTGCAGGTCGCACAGGTATCGGTGCAACTCTAACTAGCGGTGCTATGGCACAGGTTGTCAATACAACCGCTGCTGATGTTGGCTTCATTGTTAAGGGTGCAGCATCACAGAGTGGTGACTTGTTACAGGTTCAGAATAGTGCTGGAACTTCACTAGTTGAAGTAGACAGTGCTGGCAATGTTGGTATTGGTACTACAACACCAGCAACATTTGGTTTGCTTAGCGTTGCTACAGCAGCAGGTCAAAGCACTCCTAAAATGATTTCTATGATTAACAATAGGTCATACATTGCTGGCGATGCAAGCGGTGTTATGATTGCTGCGCTTGCTGGCAACGGAACTGTTAACGCACACGATTATGGTTCAATTGCATTTAACGCAAATACCGCATTGCCAGGCGGGGATGGAGCAGCAGCAACGGTTACATTCTTTGCTGGTGGTCAATCAAGCAGCAAATTATCTACACAAAAGTATTTGGAAGCAAATGCCACTGGTGGTGGTGGGCTTGAGAATGTAGCCTTATGGACTGCTGGTTCTGCTCGTCTATATGTTAATAATGCTGGTAATGTCGGTATTGGTACCACTTCCCCTGCTGCAAAGTTAGATGTCAATGGCTCAATCAAAAGCGATAACCTTTCCAGCGTCAACGCCGTTTTGAACTCATCCTATAATGTCTGGCAGCGCGGAACTTCATTTAACAGTTCTGCACTTATTTATACAGCAGACCGCTGGCAGCAGAATTCAAGTGCTTCGTCTTCCTACACTATTTCTCGACAATTAACAAGCGACTCAACAAATCTTCCATTTATTCAATACTGTATGCGTATTGCTAGAGGTTCAGGTTTAGCGGGTACAAATGTTTTTGTTAATCAAACTTTTGAGTCAGTCAATTCAACTCTTTATGCTGGGAAAACAGTAACTTATAGTTTTTATGCTCGTGCTGGTGCTGGCAATACACAAACAGTTACTGCCAATGTTTATACACAAACAGGCACTGCCGATTTAAATGTTAATACTGCTGGAAGTTGGTCAACACCATTAACAGGTGGAATCACACTTTCAACCACTTGGACTCGTTACACACTTACTGGAACCATTGGGTCAACTGTTACACAAATTGCACTTGGTTGGCAATTATCAACTGCTTCAAGTTCTGTTACGTCTACAGATTATGTTGAAATAACTGGCGTTCAACTTGAACTTGGAAATGTGGCAACACCGTACCGTCCAAACCAGCCTACTTACCAGGCTGAACTTGCTGCTTGCCAGCGGTATTACTATCGCGTATATCCGAACGCAACAGGTTCAATTCTAAATTGGGGTGGTGTTTATTCAACGACTGCACAGCGAGGAGCAATTAATTTTCCCGTTGTGATGCGTACAAAACCAACAGCATTAGAAACATCAGGAACAGCGAACCAATACGCGATTGGTCAAGCGGGAATTGGCGCAACAACTTGCAATGCTGTTCCTGTTTTTGCGGGAACTACTGAATATATGGCATCAATGTCAGCAACAGTAGCCGCAGGATTAACAACTTTCACGCCAGCACAATTACAAACGGACACAACAAATGGAGCAGGTGCTTACTTAGGATGGAGTGCAGAACTATGAGATACGAACTAATCGGAGAACTTGATGATGGTTCTAAATTATTTGGTGGCTTTGATGATAAAGGCTTAATGCGCGTTAGTTGCACAGAGGATAATCCTGAGTATCAGGCTTGGTTAAATCCAGCGGAACAATCCACACCGATTGTGCCTACTGACGGTTACTTAACACCACCTGCTATAATGGAATCAACCCAGCCTGACGAGGCTGACCTAACAGAAGGACAAAACTAATGTCAATTGACTACGCATCACTACTTACAGATGAGCAGAAGCGCAGTATTCTCTCACAGCGAGTATCACAGTTCGCATCAGAGGCATACCAGCACTCATTGAACAAGACTACTTGTGAGTCACTCAATGATGAAGAAGGTGTAGCAAATGCTGATAAGGCATTGACTATCCTTGAGGCTGCTATTGCAACTCATCAGACAGAACTAGCAGCACTACCTGCTGCACCTGTCGCTGAATAATAACTAACTAGCAGTACCACCTGACCACGTGGATAAACTGGTCATCTAACATTTAAGGGGACTATAATGGCTAAAGTAAATAAGGGAACACTTGCAATAGGCTGGTGTGACAACGGTAACACTGATGGTAAGTTCACAGAAGGTGTCGTTAGTGTAGCACTACAATGTGCTAACAATGGCATTGAGTTAAGCCACAGCATGCGAGTGCAGGGTAATCAGATTGGTAGACAACGTCAGGTTCTATTTGACTACTGGGCTGACCAAGTCAAGACTGATTGGCTTCTATGGATTGACTCAGATATTGTAGTCAATATGGAAGTAGTTACTAAACTATGGGATGCAGCTGACAAGATTGGAAAGCCAGTCGTCAGCGGTACATACTTCATCTCCAAGGAGCATGAGGGTACATTGGCTAAGCCATACCCAGCATTGTTCTTTAATGTAGATGAGTTTAGTATCCAGCATGTACACCCTCTACCACCTAATGAACTCATCAAGGTAGATAGTGCAGGATTTGGTTTCGTGCTAATGCACAAGTCAATCATTCCTAAAATGCGTGAGAAGTTCCCAGACCAATCAATGTTTGCTGAGCAAGAGAACATCGGCGATAAGTATGTGGGCGAAGACATTGTCTTCTTCCGTAAGATGCAAGAAGCAGGTGTTCCACTATACGCACACACTGGTGCATTAGTACGACACATTAAGCGATTCTCGCTAGATGTTGGGTACTATGATATGTACTGGACACTAGATATGATTAAACAAAAGGCAAAAGAAAAACAACAAAACTAAGGAGTCTACGTGGCTGGTCGTGATATTACCGAAGGTCGTGCAACGCAGGCAATTGCTGTCGATGTTGGTGTAGTTGCTACATCTGCTATCTGGCAAAACACTGATGTAGCATATGATGTTGCAGTAGGTGGTATGCCATTCATCTATGCAATCAATGACGCACGCCCTTATATCCGACAGACTGCACCATTCCGTAAGGAACAGTTTGACAATCAGACTGAACCAGGTGAGCAATCACTTACAGGATGGTGGATTCGTAGCCAGCAAAGTTTTCATGGCGGGGACGGTATAACATTCTATGACCCAGCAAACACTACATCTAACTCACCTGACCACTATCGCTTTGCCGATAGCAGGGGAATAGATGTATGGACACAGGGTGAAGTAACACTACTCAATGATGTAACTGACACTCATGAGATTACTGGTGCCGTCACAGGCACAGACCATCAACACCCTAATCAGCATGCACGTTCTATTCAGTGGGCGGGCATCAACGGTATCCTACTTCATGACGAGTATGACGTAGATAAGATTGCTGCCGATGGAACAGTTACCCACTTTATTGATTACAATACTGGAAGCGCAGAACCAGTACGTGCTATCTGTGATGATGGTGTAAATGCTTATTGGGTATCAAACGCTACCGCAGGTGGTGCTAATAAACTCCACATGTACAAGAAAGCGTTGACTGATAACACAACAACTGTACCATCACCAATGTTTACTGCTACTGGTGTTGTTATTGAAAACGCTACAATGGAGTTTATTAAAGACCGTATTATTCTTTGTGTAAACAATTCTGTCTACGAGTTAGCAACTAACGCATCTGCTCTTCCTAGCCCAGTGTACACTAACCCCAATACTAATTATCATTACACTTCTGTGGCCGCCTCGGGTCCTGCTATTTATACTGCTGGTCACTCAGGTATCTACTCAACCATTCAGAAGTACACACTTACAACTGCTGGTGTTATGCCAACATTAACATCTGCTGTTGTTGCAGCAGAACTACCTTCTGGTGAGTTCGTCGAGAAGTTGTACTATTACCTAGGTTACATGTGCATCGGAACTAACAAGGGTGTACGTGTTGCAACTGTATCAGACCAAGATGGTTCGATTAACTATGGCCCACTTATTCTAGAAACATCACAGCCAGTCTACGACTTTGCTGGTAGAGATAGATTCGTATGGGCTGCAACTGGAGTTGGTGCGCTAGACGGTGGACTTACCCGCATTGACCTTGGCTTAGAGATAAGCCCATTACGTTTTGCTTATGCAAACGATGTGTATGTTTCACAGACAGCTGAACATTACACAACAGCGTGTGCATTCCTCGGAGTAACTGACCGCATTGCTTTTACAACTGCCTATAAAGTAACTGATGGTGCAGTCTATCTTGAGTCAGCAAACCTATACCCATCAGGGTATCTAACAACAGGTTACATCAGATACAATACGCTAGAGCCTAAGAACTTTAAGCGCCTTGTTGCACGTGGTGATTTCAGCAAGGGGTCTATGACTCTTGAAACAGTTACCTCTGATGGTACTGAGTACGATGTCGTATCATATGATTCATCTGTACCTCCAGTAGAAGTAACTACATCTAACCCACAAGAAGCACAGGAGTACCTGGCTTACAAGTTTATTCTATATCGTGATGGTACTGATGCTACCAAGGGACCAATCATGAAGGGCTATCAGGCTAAGGCGACTATCGCTACGCCTCGCCAGCGAGTAATGAGATTCCCCGTCTATTGCTATGACGTGGAGACAGACCGATACAATGTACAGACTGGCTATGAAGGCAGGGCCTTCGATAGAATTGGCCAGTTAGAATCCATTGAAGAAAATGGTGACGTTGTAACTTGGCAAGACTTAACCACAGGTGAGTCACGTCAGGCTGTCATTGAACAAATCTCTTTCACCCGCCTCACACCTCCAGACCGTGGCTTCACAGGCTATGGTGGTGTCATTGATATCACGATTAGGACAGTCTAATGCAACCACAAGACTACGCAACGGTAGCCGTTGCAGTACTTACAATTATAGGTGGATTCCTTGGAGCCGTTAAGTGGCTAGTCAAGCACTACCTCAACGAACTTAAGCCCAATGGTGGTTCAAGTGTTAAAGATTCCGTCATTAGACTGGAAGAAAAAGTAGAAATTCTATACCAAATGATGTTACAGCGAGGGAAGAATGAATGAAAATTGTTGTCAAGAAAGCCACACCTGCCGCTACTGCTGTCCTTCGACAAGCCACAGCGATAGCGCCCTCTCGTTTGAAAGTATCCGATGGACTTCTGCCGTCGAAAGCACATCAGGCACAGAGTCCAACCAGCGACCATAACACAGGTCTTGCTGTAGATTTAACCCATGACCCTAAGCATGGCATCGACTGCGTCGACATCTTCCAGAAACTAAAGGAAGACAAGCGAGTCAAGTACCTGATTTTCAAGGGAAAGATTTGGTCAGCAGAACGTGCGAAAGAAGGCGACCGTGAATACACAGGTAGCAACAAGCACAATAAGCACCTACATATTTCAATCAATGATGGGGCGGGCAATGATACTTCACCTTGGTTCTGGTGGCTTAATCAGCCTAAGGTAATCAATCAGGTGAAGGCGGTACTCACACCATCGCCAAGCAAGAAAACGTATAAGACTGAAGTTTGCACTTGTTGCAAAGTCCATGCGTCAAATCCTACGTCCTAAGGAGGACTTATGAATACAGAGAAACTAGTTGCTATCGCAGGCACATACCTACGTGCAGCTTTCGCATCTGTGCTAGCAATGTACATCGCAGGAATCACAGACCCTAAGGCATTAGGTTCAGCCTTCCTCGCATCACTTGCTGCACCTATCCTAAAGGCTCTAGACTCTAAAGAGACTGCCTACGGCAAAGGCTCAGAGTAACCATTTAAGGGCCCTAGCAGGCCCATAGCAACAAGAAACCCCCCTTCCTAAGGTAATC